CGAGCTCAAGGACGTGTCCACACAAGTCAGCTGCTGCAATAGCATGAGTGGGATCGAGGTCAGCAGTCAATCCGTCATCCCCGCCGTAAATACCAGGGCGGAGGAAGGCTGGTCTCGGGGACTCACCAGCGATACGGAAGGCAACGTAGTTGATAAACTTGTTCATCAGCGTGTTCATGATGCTCGTCTCGGGGGATCCAGACAAGCGGGACATACCAGTTTCGAACCGGACGCCGCGGCGAGTTACGCCGGGCATGTCACGGTTACGTTTGGCTGAGTCAAGGGCGTAGTCCACATCAAGTGGGTCAAAAGCGTCCAAATAAATCATGTCCTCAACACACCGAAGGGTTGCATTAAAGTGACCATCAAATCGGCTAAAATCAGTAGCAGCGACTTCATGTTGTGAAAGTTGGCACACCAGTGATACGGAGTGAGCAATATCACGTGGTGAGCGGCCAAAGGCGTACCAGCATCCAATTGGGTCATCTGCGTGTTCTTTGAGATAGCTTGACAGAGCATAACACACTCGTGAATGTGAAAGCTTGTCCGCAGGTAGGATGGTGCTGATATTCCTTGGGTCATTAGCATAGCTATAAGCTTCTGCCTTAACGAAACATTTAGCAATTTTGTCCTTAATGGAGAGATCATGTGTGGCCTCATCGAGGATTTGAACCTGGGTGGGGCGACATTGCTTCTCATACACATCATCGATGTCGGCGAGCCGAAGTCGTTTCTTGTGTGGGAAGAGAAGGTCGACAAACTCTCGGCCATAGGCTATGACCTTGGGCATGATGCTTTTGCCTTGCTTGCTCTGCGGTGCGGTGACCCGTGAAGCGATAGATCGTCGTTCATTTGCCTTCGATGCTACTGGAGCGTAGCAACCGTCGGCAATGGGTGGCGCAATGGCAGTCAAGCAGGGTTTGGCGTCGGGGTCATATCCGTCCACGTCGTTGATAAAATCGAATCCGTGGACAGCACTGTCAAGTGGTTGGTTGTTCTCATCACGAATGGGAACAATCGGGCTATACTTAACCGGGGGGTCACGTAACGCGGTGCACCTGTGGAATAATGTTACCACATATGCCTCTGCATCAGAGACTCCGATACCCTTGACAGCGGCTGGGGTGAGGCGATTAACCGTCACCTCCGCCATTGTCCGTAGTTGTGCATCCTGCGACGCGGTAGTGAGAGCACTATCAAAGCTGTCGGGGCGTCCTGTGGTTACGAGAATGGGATCATTCTCGACGCGAGGCAAGATGGTAAAGCGGACAAAGAGTTCACGCGCGGGTCTGGCTAAATCACCAGTTACGCGGGTCGTCTCAACAATTGGGTTGAAACGGTCGAGACAAGCACTGAAAATGTTCAAGACCTTGTAAGCTCCGAAAAGAGACAAGAAACGGCGCTTAGGTTCCAGAAGTATGATAGAACGGTTATTACCTCTGGCTAACTGGGTGACCCGGTATTCTATGAAGTGGGCACCTATTAGGTAATCAGTGAGCAAAACGCGCACAGTGTCGTGGTTAAAGTCCCACAAGTACTCGGCAATCCGAATGCCACCGTTCACAAAAGTTACTAGGCGGCCCTCAGGGTCAAAGCAGAACTTGTCCATACCCTCCGAACAGGCAGCCGCAGCTGGGGTAGCCGTATAGGCTATCAGAGGGGCAATCGGGTGGGTACGGATAAAGCTAGGAAGATCTGTATGGTTGATGGTGTCAGTGAAAATGAACATTGGTGTCCGTTCTGACGGGGCATTGATGTCCCAATCACCATACTTGTCGAGACCGTGTTGGTCCAGGAGACTGAGCGTGTACGCTGTTCCAACGTCAACACGCTTTCGGGCGCCGACGTGTACTGGGTCGTGTCCCACTGTCGTAGCAAAAGCGCTCATCCAGTGAGTCGCCGCGGACCGCATCCGTGCGGCCTGAGAGTGGGAGTGTGCTCGTTGAAGTGGTGGTGGTCTTGTGCTGAATCCAGCCATGGCAAAATGTAATGCTCCATTGTACTCTTCCAAACGCCAGATGAAAAGATGGGCGAATAGGGTACGTGACGTCGATCTTATTGATTCGCGTCGCACATAAGTGGCAATAGCCAGTGTAAGAGCAAGTAATATGTCTAATAAATTGATCATGGTTGTGGCTTGGGCATATAGCGCAAGTTCGTCCTGCTGGGTACTAATGCAGAGATTGTCACTGAAGTAGTAGCAAATGTTTTCGCCGGGGTGGTCTATCCATCCCTTTAAGCTCTGAACATAGCTCTCCCAAACGTATTCGTGGGGAGCGTAACGTCTATTGACGCGCAGGATTAAAGTCAGCAGCACCTGGATCCCTAACCCAATACGTGATGTACGGGGGTAGAGAACCAGGGCAACAAAGGTTAGTGCAAGGAAGATGATTCCGAAGAAGTAGGCAATAGCGTAATTCTCGGCTCTCCAAAAGGCTTGCTTCTCGATAGTTGAGTAACAAATCGAGGTGGGTGCAAAATAGCACATAACATCCAGAGGATCGGTCTGAAACCTCAGGAGTTCTTCTGATAACGGAAATCTCATCAGGAACGATACTTGGTATCGGCTAAATAGAAATACTTAAAATCTATTATTAAGGGCAG